GCAAGCCATGAACACAATGAAGAGAGCACACGAGATCAGAAGAGAAGCAGCCGCTAAATTCAACTGTAAAACATCTTAAATCATCTTTTCAATTTGTTTGGAAATGGCTTGGGCCGAAACAAAAAAGGAGCCTGGAATGAAAAAAATAAATGGAGTTAATCAAGCGGCTCACGCAAGAGCCATAAAGGAAATAATTATCAAAGATGAGGCAGAGCTTGACGATGATCTTGCAGATTTTGTTTTTGAACTCAGCGCAATGAGAGCAATGGACGCTGAAAACAAGATCTTGAAAGGTGAGCTTGAAAAATTCGAAGAATACGAAGCCTGGTACGGACGCAGGGCTGAAAAAATTATGCAAATCGCAACGGCACGTCACTTGAATGGTGTCAGGTAACAAAACCCGCCCCGGGATCATACCCGGGGCAAAACAAAGGAGAAAAAATGAAAGTAAAAGAAATATTAAAGAAGTTCAAAGACGAAAAAAAGCCGATAGTATCAGCGGCAGCTTTCCTGGGGGTACACCCAGGAACAATCAAGTCCTGGGAGAAAAAAGGAGGAGACGTGCCGGAACAGTGGGCAGCACTGTATCGGGAGAAAACCAAGGAGGAGGCAAAATGAAAATAGCATTTTATATATCGTGCATGTTTATTGGTCTGGTTCTGGCGTTTTCGGAGTCATCGTCAATGGTACCGAATTTTTTAGGCGCCATAGGTTTTTTTGCGTCATGTGTTGTCGTAGGAAATGAAATGAATAGGAGGGATAAATGAATTTCACAGCTGAGATAGAGTGCGGGTTCCTAAAATTTCAGGTTGAAGCCACTATTGAAACAGATGACGTATTCATAAGTGCCATTTTGTGGAACGGCAAGCCATTGCTAAGTGATCAGGAAATTGACTTTGAGGATCAATACGGGCTCGATGAACTAAAAGCGGAAGTTATGACCCAATACCGCCGTGAGATGGATTGCCGGGACATGGACCAGGCAGGGCTTGAGTAGGAGAGTGTATTGAAGTGGGATGGACAATGAATATTGATACATGTATCAAAGAAAATAAGCGATTCTGGCCAAACGCAAAATGCACACACAGCCTACCGCGACATGCAGAGGGATGTCGGAAGTACCGGGCAAAATTTGATTTAATTTTCGGGACTAAAAAGTTTATCCGGTTTCGTAGGTATGTAGGCTCTGACGGAGATGTCAGACGGACGGTTGAAATCGAAATTTAACAAGGAGAAAGGAATGAAAACAGTAACAATTCAATATTTAAGGTTAAAAAACTTCAAGGGAGTGACAGACTTATCCCTTAAGCCGGAAGGACAGGACATAAGCATCTTTGGCAAAAACGCATCCGGCAAAACAACAATTCAGGATGCCTTTTATTATCTTCTGTTCGGCAAAGACTCCCAGGGCAAGGCCGACTTCCAGCTGAAACCCGTTTCAGCTGACGGACAGGAAATCCACAAGCTTGAAACAGAAGTAGAGGCTGTCCTGGACGTAGATGGCACTGCCGTAACGCTGATGAAGATATATAAAGAGAAGTGGACCGCTCCCAGGGGTAAAGCCGCGCAAGAGTTCACCGGACACACCACGGAACATTTTATTGGCGGGGTGCAGGTCAAAAAGAAAGATTACGATCAGCGCATTGGTGAACTGATTGATATCAATGCGTTTAAGCTTGTCACAAGCCCTTTTGAATTTGCAAACCTGCACTGGCAAGCCAGGCGGGATATGCTGCTTGAAATGTGCGGAGATGTGTCCGACCAGGACGTCGTTGAGTCAGACGCCAAATTATATCCTTTGACATCAATCCTTAACGGGGTATCCGTGGATAATCACCGGGCCAAAGTCAAGGCCAGCCAGAAAAAAATCAATGAGAAATTAAAAGAAATCCCGGCCCGGATCGCAGAAAATCAGGAGATGGTGAAGGATGCCGCCGCGCCTAATCAGAAAGAGAAAGATATCCTTGATAAAAAACTGGCGGACGAACAGGAAAACCTGCGGCAGAACCAGAACAACGAAGCCATTTCAGCCGCCCGGGTAGAATTGAACGAAATCAACGCGGCCATCATCAAAGATCATGCCCGTGCTGATGAGCAAAACAGAAACAATAAAAAGGGATTATTGTCAGAGATTGATACCCTGGAAGCCGAAAAACGCCAGAAAAACAACGAGCTTGAGGTGTTGAAAGATCGTGTCGAAACAGAGGAAAGACGCCAGGAGATATCCAAAGAGGCCGTTGAGTCCGTGAGGGAAAGATGGCATCACGAAAATGCCAAAACGCCAAAAAACAACACCGTTTGCCCCACCTGCGGGCAGGATCTCCCACAAGAACAAATTGATTCGGCTGTCAGCAAATTTAATGTGGCTAAAGCAGATCGCATCAAAGAAATAAACAAAGAGGGCAAGCAGCTTTCAGCGGGCATTGAACAGCGAGAAAAAGAGCTATCCAAAACAAGAGTTGAAATCCAAGCCATTGACGACGCAATCAATGGCTTGGACATGGCTATATCAGATAAGCAAAAAGAGCTGTCCGGCATTGAATTTTCCCATGCCGATACCGAAGCCCTGGAAAAGCAAAAAGACGCCTTGGAAAGCAAAATTGATGGCTTACTTAACGGAACCGGCATCCGTGAAAAAGATATAATTGAAAGGATCAGTGAGTACCATGGACAAATTGATGACTGGAAAAAACAGGAGGCTGAACACAAGGCGGCTGGAAAGGCCCGGGGCAGGATCACGGATCTTGAAGCCCAGGAGAAAGCCCTGGCGGCTGAGTATGAGGCCCTCGAAAAAGAACTATACCTCACTGACCTGTTTATTGTCCGCAAAGTAGAAATGTTGGAAGATGCAATCAATTCCCGGTTTAAGCTGGCTCGGTTTAAACTGTTTGAAACACAGATAAATGGAGGACTTAAAGAGGTGTGCGAAATCCTTTATCAGGGTGTGCCATATGACCGAGCTTTGAATAGTGCCGCCAGGGTCAATGTAGGTCTGGATATCATTCAGACGTTGTCTGAGCATTTCAATTTTAGTGGCCCTGTATGGGTGGACAACCGAGAAAGTGTTACGGACTTAATAGATGTTTGTTCTCAGGTTATTTCTTTATCTGTCAACCCTGACTACGAAACCATTACATGGAATCCAACTGAAATCCGGGAGGCGTCATAATGTTAAAAGATATCGATCCATTTAAAGATATTTTTGTTGTCCGTTCTGAACATGACCATTTTGACCACATGCGATCAAGAGGCTCTATTATTATGGAGACATATACTGATAGCGCAAATTTACTCAACGCTGTTAAGCAAGGCAAAAGGATGCATCGATATGGCAAAATTACCATCTGTAAGGTGGTTCCTGTCGGCACAGTTGCAGAATGTGAGGACTTTATAAACAAACCAATAGGAGAAAAATAAAATGTCAAACAATTTACCAGCAATCAGAAAAACAATTACAGGGGGCGGTATGCAGGCGATGATTCAGCAGCGTATCGGGGAAAAAGCCGGGGTGTTCACCACCTCCCTTTTAGATCTCATCGGGGACAACACCGCCCTGCAAAAATGCGATCCAAACCTTGTTGTAAAAGAGGCTATCAAAGCCCCGGCCCTGGACCTTCCGATCAATAACAACCTGGGTTTTGCATATATCATCCCATACGGCAACAAGCCGAGTTTTCAGGTCGGGTATAAAGGGTTCATCCAACTGGCAATAAGGACAGGCCAGTACAAGCACCTGAACGCCGATGCTGTCTACGAAGGTGAAGAGATACTTGTTGATAAAATCCGGGGCACAATGGAAGTTGCCGGAAATCCAACGTCGGATATTGTGGTCGGATACTTTGCATATATGGAACTGGTCAACGGTTTTGAAAAGGCAATTTTCTGGACCAAAGAACAGGTCACGGCCCATGGCAAGAAGTTCTCCAAGGCGTTCAATTCGTCCTCAAGTCCATGGAAATCTGATTTTGACGCTATGGCGAAAAAGACCCTGCTTAAAAGCCTTATTTCCAAGTATGGGCCCCTTTCTATCGAAATGACCAGTGCCTTGAGTTCTGATACTGCCGATTTCAAGGGACATGACGCCATGGTACAGGAGGAGATCAACGCCAACGCCAACCAGGAATATATTGATATCACTCCACAGGAAAAAGCCCACTCAAATCATGTCGAAGAACCAGAACCGGAACCAAAAAACGTTCCCGGTCCGGACGGTATGACCGATGCCGAAAAGGCAGAGATTGAGGCCAACGAACGGGCTGAGGCAATGGCCGCCCAGGAGCAGTCCGTGCCGCCTTTTTAAATGATTGAAATCAAGACAATAGCCACCGGGTCTTCAGGCAATTGCTATCGCATTACGGACGGTTCAAGCGTCTTGATGATAGAAGCAGGTATCCGTTTCCGTGAGATCCGGCAGGCTTTTGACTTTCAGTTATCCGGGGTAGCTGGGTGCCTGGTCTCACATGAACATGGGGACCATGCAAAAGCTGTTAAGGATCTCTTAATAACTGGCGTTGACTGCTTCATGAGTTCCGGTACCGCCCGTGCATTGACGCTATCCGGGCACCGGTTGCACACCGTCCCTGCCCTGGAGCAATTCCGGGTGGGGACGTTCACAGTGTTACCCTTTCCGACAGAACACGATTGTGCAGATCCGTATGGGTTTTTAATCCAGTCTGATGATGGAGATAAATTATTGTTCGCTACGGACACATACTACATCAAATATCGATTTTCCGGGTTGACGCATATCATGATAGAGGCGAACTACAAAAAGTCCATCCTGGAAGAAAATATAGCCGCAGGGCTTGTTCCTGCGGCTATCCGGGACAGGATTACCAGGAGCCACTTTGAAATTGAGAACGTCAAAGCGTTTCTGGGTGCCTGCGACCTATCCCAATGCCGGGAAATCCACTTGATACATATTTCATCAGGCAACGGTAACCCGAGCGAATTCGTGGAAGAAATCCAGGAACTGACAGGAGTCCCAACATATGCCAAGAACGCATAAACCAAACCCGGCACACCGCCGGGCTCAAGTAAGGAGGATGTTATGAGCGAAGAACACCAAAAACATCAAGACCCCGAACGCCTAAAACTGATAGGTCCGGATAAGCTGATGATGCAGACGATTGCGAATGACTTTGATCGTTGGGTAGTTAAAACGGTAGAGTCAACGCCTGGTTTTTATACTCCGGAATCCACATGTGCATTCGTTGACTTGATTTCAAGGATGAAAAGCGCGATTGATTGTTTTGAGAAAGAAGGAGAGGTGCTAAAATGATTATAGATAAACACACACCCGGCGTTAAATTCAATGGATTCTATTACGAGTTCGATGGTGATTTGATTGCAGATTTTCTTAATATTAAAATTAAATTAAAGGTTTCTGGATCAATCAAAGCCGTAAATTGGATCAAAGCCGGAGGGGAAATCGAAGCCGGAGGGTGGATCAAAGCCGGAGGGGAAATCGAAGCCGGAGGGTGGATCAAAGCCGGAGGGGGAATCGAAGCCGGAGGGTGGATCGAAGCCGGAGAGGGGATCAAAGCCGGAAAGGGGATCGAAGCCGGATGGGGGATCAAAGCCGGAAATGGGATCAAAGCCGGAGGGTGGATCAAAGCCGGAGAGGGGATCAAAGCCGGAGGGGGGATCGAAGCCGGAGAGGGGATCAAAGCCGGAAAGGGGATCGAAGCCGGATGGGGGATCAAAGCCGGAGAGGGGATCGAAGCCGGAGAGGGGATCAAAGCCGGAAAGGGGATCGAAGCCGGATGGGGGATCAAAGCCGGAAATGGGATCGAAGCCGGATGGGGGATCAAAGCCGGAGGGGAGATCAAAGCCGGAGGTTGTATCGTTGGCTCAATAAAAAAAGCATTCGGGATAAAGACAGATTTTTTACTTCGCATCGAATCAAGATGGGAGATTTATATTCTGTCAACACACATCAAAATAGGCTGCCAGTTTCATCCCATCAAAAAGCTGCGTGAATTTTCTAACGATGAAATTAGCAGAATGGACGATGATGCGCTGTCCTGGTGGGAACAAAACAAGTCGTGGGTGCTGGCTATCACGGACAACATTCAAAAATAATTATTATTTGTATGTCAATCTTGTGAGTACAAACAAGATTGACATACGACAGGATTGAAAATGAACAAACCAATATACGTCTTCACCTGCGGATGCCATTTAAAGGCAGATGAGCGCGTAAGAGGTAAAAACAAGACTTGTCAGTGCCCGCGCCATCCATATGGGCGTTTTGATTATTTTATTAAGCAATGCGTTGATTGCAAAACCCAAATAACTCCCAAGCACCCAAGCACGGTACGGTGTAAGGAGTGTCAAACGATAAAAAATATAGAAAACGACCATCGTGCTAAATTTAAATATCGGTATGGGATAAGCATTGATGATTATAACGATGAAGACAAAGCGGCCTGTGACGCATGGGATTGCAGTCACAGGGATGAGTGCCTCATTAAACATGACGGCAAAAAATACTTGCCATGCCTTGGATGTGAAAAGTACGAAAAAATGACCACTGCTGAAATAATTGGTCCGTATCGCACGTCAACAAAAAACTACGGCGTTGGATCATATCTTTAACGATTGAATATCATAAATTAACATCAAGTTAGCTTGTGGATCATATTTTCAGTTTTATGATACACAAGCTATTCTTTTAACTGTTGACATCCCACATAGTGGGTGGTATATTGTTTGTCATGTTGTGGTAAAAACCCACAAGCAAAGGAGCAAAATGGAGCCAAACGATATTAGAAAGATCAGGCACAACATAGGCGTTAATCGCCAAACGTTCGGGGAACTTATCGGTGTGTCTGGAAGTGCCGTCGAGCATTATGAACTTGGAACACGGAACCCGAGCAAGGCCGTGGTGATGAACATCAAGCGGATCAAGCTGATGCATGACAAGGGGGCTTTGAGGATATGAAATGAGAGCAATAAATGGATTATAAAAATTTTATATCAAATAAGAAAATTCGGCACGAAAAAACCGGATTTGATCCAATCGAGTTGCCAATAAATTTATTTCCGTTTCAAAATGATATCTGCCGATGGGCTTGTTTAAAAGGTCGCGCAGCTGTATTCGCAGATTGCTTGCATGGGCAGAAATGGAGGTGAAATGAACGCATCAACCAAAGTATTCGCCACGCTATCACTATCAGCCGCAGTGGGCGAAAAAATCAAGAAAACCTGCAACCGTATCATGCAAGAGGATTTTGTATAAAATGACAAAGATAACTTTTCAAATAAAAGATGGCAAAATAGTCGGCAAAGATCGTCTGTGGGATTCAGTCAAGCGATACTTCCAGACGATCCAAGCCGACGGGAGGTATGTTTGGAACATGCCGGAGAAGGTACGGCACACACGGTCAATACAGCAAAATCGTTATTATCATGGAGTGGTATGCAAACTGATAGCAGATCACACTGGGTATTCCGGTGACGAGATACATCAGCTACTTGCAGAGCAGTTTCTATCATACGAAAAAGGCGGGAAGTCGTTTGTCAGGTCAACTACGAAGTTGAAAACGGCTGAATTTGAAAACTATCTGGAAAGCTGCAGGCGTTGGGCAGCTATGGACCTGCAAGTTTATATTCCGCTCCCTAACGAGCGCGACAATTTCTTCTATGAAATGAAGGATAAATGATTACGAAAGATAAACCGGAAAGAGACAGTAAATACCTGGAATTTATAAGAACTCTGCCGTGCGCAATCTGCGGCGGAGGGCCATGCCAGGCAGCACACCAACGGCTATTATCAGGCGGTATGGGATCGAAGCCGAGCGATTACCACGCGATCCCGTGCTGTCCTACTTGTCATATGTTTGAACACAGTCAAGGAGTGTTGACTTTGTGGAATAAAAAAACTTTCCATAGCTTTGAAACTAAACACGAACTGCGAGAATTCTTGCAAATGTTATGCACTGCGCTTAAAGAACGATACGCAAAGGAGAACGAATGAAAGTATATGTGATGAAATGCGGGTGCAGGTACAAAAAAAAGAGCGACCTTGTAAAAATAAAGAAAGCGAATAGGTGCCCTAATCACAAAGATTATGGGCTTGATTACATCGAAGCTATTTGCTGCGACTGCAACGCTAAGATGAAACTTACTCCGCGGCAATCGACAACAAAAAGATGTGATCTGTGTAAAATTAAACACAAAAAGATGATAGATTCAAGGGCTTACAGAGAGTACATAGAGCGCAAAAGAAAAGAGTCAATTGACGGGGAAAAAGAGATGGACTTGAGCTTGTACACACAGGGCCTGGATCGATACTTAAAAAAATAAAGGATAAAAAATGGATTATAATGATTTTTTGAAAAACAAAGTTGCTATAAGCTCAAAGTCAGGATTCACAATAGATGATAACGATATAAATTCGATGTTAAAGCCACATCAGAAGGACATCGTAAAGTGGGCTATCGATGGAGGATGCCGGGCTATATTTGCCTCGTTTGGACTTGGAAAGTCTTTTATGCAGCTCGAATGCTTACGTATTATAGGTAAAAAGGAAGGCGGAAAACAGCTAATAATAGCGCCCCTTGGTGTCAGGCAAGAGTTTAAAATAGACGCTGAAAAGCTTAATATTGAAATAAATTTTATCCGGCACACGGAAGAACTTGACGGCGATGGAATATATATAACAAATTACGAATCTATTAGAGATGGCCGCCTCGATGTGAACGAATTTAATGGGGTATCACTGGATGAAGCAAGCGTATTGCGGTCTTATGGGTCAAAGACGTTCCAGACGTTTTTAAGCATATTCCAGGGCGTTAAATATCGGTTTGTTGCCACTGCTACGCCATCGCCGAATCGTTACAAGGAGTTGATACATTATGCTGGGTTTCTTGGTGTTATGGATACCGGGCAGGCTCTCACCCGTTTCTTTAAACGCGATTCTTCAAAGGCAGGTAACTTGCAAATTCATCCGCATATGGAAAAGGAATTTTGGTTGTGGATATCGTCATGGGCTATTTTCCTGCAAAAACCGAGCGATCTCGGATACCCGGACGATGGATATATATTACCAAAGCTCCACGTTCATTATCACGAAGTTATGGCCGGGGACATAGATAGGATTGATAAGAGGGACGGACAATCATTAATGTTTGGGGATGCTGCTATGTCATTGCAAGCAGCGAGCCAAGAGAAGCGCAATTCCCTCGACAACAGAATCGCAAAGATGACCGAAATTATCAACGCCGATCCTGACGACCATTTTATTGTGTGGCATGACCAAGAGGTTGAGCGCCACGCGATAAAAAAAGCTTTGCCCGGGGTCAAGGATGTTTACGGTTCCCAGGATTTAGATACCAGGGAACAGCGGGTTATTGATTTTTCAAACGGTGAATTTAAATATCTTGCGACAAAACCAATACTTTCGGGGTCGGGGTGTAATTTTCAAAGGCACTGTAATAACTCAATTTTTCTTGGTATAGGGTTTAAGTTCAATGATTTTATTCAAAGTCTTCACCGGGTATATCGGTTCTTGCAAACAAAAGAATGCCATATTCATATCATTTACGCTTCTTCCGAAATCGGTATTTTAGAAGTATTGAAAAAAAAATGGAAACGGCACGATGTCATGGTTAAGAAAATGACCGATATCATTAAAAAATATGGCCTTTCAAACAATGAAAAATTAAACGAACTCAAGAGGACTATCGGAGTGGAAAAAAGAATTGAAATCACAGGAAAAAACTTTTTGGTCGCTCATAATGATTGTGTAGAAGAAACTAAAATGATGGATGAAAATTCAGTCGATCTGATAATAACAAGCATACCTTTTTCAAATTTGTATGAATATTCTGCGTCTTATAATGATTTTGGGCACACTAAAAATAACGACCATTTTTGGGAACAAATGGATTTTTTAACTCCAAATCTTCTAAGAATACTCAACCCTGGCCGAATATACGCTTGCCATACTAAGGACGGTATTAATTTTGGCAATGTTACAGGGAAAGGGGTGCCGACTGTTTCACCATTCCACATGGAAGCAACCATGCACTCCATAAAACATGGTTTTGATTATCTTGGAATGATAACTGTGGTTACAGACGTTGTAAGAGAAAACAACCAAACTTACCGCCTTGGATGGACAGAGCAATGTAAAGACGCCACTAAAATGGGCGTCGGTTCTCCTGAATATATTCTGTTGTTCAGAAAACCACAAACAGACAGGTCAAAGGCATATGCTGACGTAAGAGTTGAAAAAACAAAGGAAGATTATACAAGGGCACAATGGCAAATTGATGCACATGCCTTTTGGAGAGATTCTGGGAACAAGTTACTTGATGCTGATGCAATTTCAAAATTAACGCCTAAAGAGATGTTGGACATTTTTAAAAAGCATAGTCTTGAAAATATATATGACTATGAACATCATGTTAAATTTGGGACTAAGCTTGATGTTGAATATGGCAGGCTACCATCAACTTTCATGGCGATAGCTCCAGAGAGCAATGCAGACGACGTATGGACAGACATAAACAGAATGTTGACATTAAATGGTGATCAAACCAGGAGACAATTAAGTCTACACACGTGCCCTTTGCAATTTGGGATAGTAGACAGGCTTATAAATAGATATTCAATGCCAGGTGAACTTGTTTTTGATCCATTCGGGGGTTTAATGACAGTTCCGAATAGGGCTTTGAAGTTAGGACGACGTGGCAGAGCTGTTGAGTTGAACATAGATTCTTTTCTTGATGGCGTAAAATATCTTGAAGCAATAGAACGAGATAAGAATTGCCCTACTTTGTTTGACCTAATGGAAGCTAAAGCCTGTTGATTTATTTACTATATGGGCAATAAAACGCTTGCGCACATATTGTCCATATAGTAAACTTAGTTATGAAAATTACATGCGAATATTGCAAAAAAACATTTGACAGGCGTTCTGTAAATAAAAACAGCAGACATTTTTGTTCTAAGCTTTGCAAAAACTTGCAAAAACTAAAAGACAGGCACGATAAAGGGTTTACAAAAGAATGGTTTCAACAAGAATATGTAGATAAAGAAAGATCTTTTTCTGATATTGCGAACGAAATAGGAGTTGACCCCAAAACCGCTTGGCTGTGGGCTAAGGATTACGGAATAAAAAAAAGAAAACGTGGGCAGAATAAAAACGCTTGGTTCAAAAAAGGTCATAAATTAAGGCTTGGTATAAAACATACTGACGAAACCAAAGCCAAAATATCAAAAACCAGTAAAGGCAAAAGACCATACCTTAAAAATGGCAAGCATTGGCTACATTGTGATGGCTCGATAAATCCAAATTGGAAAGGAGGTGTTACATGTGAAAGAGCTTGTTTATATAACAGCCTTGAGTGGCGTTCAGTTATTGGAAAGGTTTGGGAAAAATGCGGGAAAACTTGTCAGAGATGCGGCCTAAAGCATGACAAATCAAAACCAACATTTCATATTCACCACATAATACCATTTACAGAAAAACAGCATCGAACAGATATTGATAATTTAATTTTGTTGTGTGTCAACTGTCACAGGTGGGTCCATAGCAATGATAATATTAATAATGACTTTATCAATGAGGAGTCAAAATGATAGTAGTTTACGTAGCGGGTCCATTTTCGGCAAATAATGTAGTCGATGTGTTGAAAAATATAGGCCGTGGTCAAAAGATGTGTGCAAAATTATTTAAGCTTGGATTTGCTCCATTTTGCCCGTGGCACGACAGGACTTTTATAACAGACAATCCAGACGATGTTTTCAGCGTTGAAGAGTTTTATCGTTATTCGCTTGAATTTTTGAAGAGGTCAGACGTAATGATGGTTATGCCAGGTTGGGAGAATTCAATAGGAACGAAAAAGGAAATAGAATTTGCGTTTGATCAAGATGTGCCGGTTTGTTTAGGGTTAAAAGAATTAATTGGTTGGAGTCACAAAAACACATAGAAATAAGAAAGCGCATCGGCCTGTGCAACCGATGCGCTTTCTTAAGAGTGTGTCCGTATGATCCATATGATATACATTCAAAATAAATGTTAACAGCAAAGGAAGAGTCATGAAAAAAATACTTTTAACGGCAGCGGCAGGAATAATTGTTGCGGGATCTGCATACGCAGGCGATATCGGCAAATGTGAAAAGATAGGCGAGCTGGCAGGTGGAATAATGACATTAAGACAGCTAAACACAAAGATGTCAAAAGTCATAAATAAGCTGGGACCGGAAAGCCCTTTTGTTTCTATTGTAATCAAAGCGTACGAAACGCCATTGTATTCTACTGAGAAATACAAAAAACGCGAGATAATGAAATTTGAAAATATGTATTATATCGAGTGCCTGAAGCACGAAAGGAATAAATAAAAAAAGCGCCTGGCCCACGAACCCGGCGCACAAGGAAAAAACATGAATGAAGAATATAAAGCACTTTGGGAAAAAGCGCAAGACATGGCGGATTATATCGACGGTGGAGAACAAGCAGGACCATATGGCGACCGGATTAATAAGCTACCGGAATTGATAAGTCTTGTTGAAAAAATGCGCACAATTGAAAATAACAATGACACGCATTTCAAACGGAAACGCTTCAACGACGTTAAAAAGTTTTTGTCATTCTTCCCGGGACTTAAAACATTTCAGACGTTCGACGATGACAGCGAACGGAAAAACTCAAAATTAGCGAAAATAAAGCATTGCAACGAAAACGAGTATAACGACACTCTAAAATGTTTAAATGCTTTGAATGAGGAAGGTGCTGGTGTCTATATGTGTGTAAACGAAACTAACAGGCACGGGCGAAAAGCTGACGATATAATCAAAGTTCGTGCTGTTTTTGCTGATCTTGACGGGGCTCCGCTTTATCCGGCATGGGAATATGATCCGTCGATTGTCGTTGAGTCGTCACCATGGAAATTTCATGTGTACTGGATAGTAGATGATGAAATGTTCATGCTTGAAGGATTCACGCAAGTTCAGGAAAGCATCGCCGCACAATTCAATTCTGATCCGATAGTGAAGGATCTTCCCAGGGTAATGCGGGTCCCAGGCTTCTATCACAAAAAGCATGAGCCGTACATGACCCGGGTGATATTCACGTCTAAAAAAAAATATGACTTCAAGACGCTGATAGAAATGTTCCCACCGGTACCTCGGGAACAATGGAGCGCACCGAAATACAAGCAAAATGATTTTAAAATTGAAGGTAAGTTTAAAGGTCAGTATGGGGCGTCGGAGGGAGAGCGGAATAATCACCTTTTCAAGCGTGCCTGCGGGATGCTTCACAGGGGGCTGTCATGGCAGGAGATGGAGAGCGAAATACACAAAGAGGCGGCGGCTTGCTGTCCGCCGGTGTCTGTCCGGGAGGCCGAAGCCGTTTTAAAATCAGTGAGGAGGTACTCATGATAGTATATCACGTTTGCACGACAAATAAGTTGCGCAAATACGCTCAATCCGGCGGTTATATCAATCCACCTGTCCGGGCCTGGGAAAACATTGAACAAGCAGAAAGGTTCAGTATCAGCACAGGCAGAAAGATTATTTTGCGTCTTAAATTCCCGGATAATGCTGCGAAGTTGCCGGGGCATTTCAACCAGGCCCGAGTGTTGCAGCAGAAATATAAGTTAGATTCTATGTAAAAAAAAGAATGTGGCCCGGTTGAGTTTTCTTGACCGGGTTTTTTGTTTTGTGATATATATAATTCAATATTGAAAAACAAACACAAGGATGTAGCATGATCAAAGTAAATTCAGACAAGGCAGAAGGGATGAGACGGCGCGGGATTAAAAACAGGGAAAAAGTAAAAGCGTGGTTTGAAGACAACCCCGGCGAAACGGTGGCAGAATGTGCCAGGTCACTTGGTTTTACATGGGTTACTGTAAAGCGACATATTGTTGATATTCAAAGTAAAGAAAGGGTAAACGAAAATGCCTGAATACAACCAACAAATGTGTAAAATTTGTGGATTATGGTACACGGTCTTTCCATATTTCCAATATAGGTTAAATGGTTTTTGTAGCAGCGAATGTGAAATTTATCAAAAAACGATTATTCAGAACATATATTTAACAATTATGTTTAAATATTTCGGATTACTACGGGTAAAAGTTACCGTAGTTTCATGTGGAGATGATGAATAATGGCAAAAACAAAAGACCCACTTATCCATTTCCCATATTATTGCAATGAATACCGGGGAATGCTGGCACGGTATTCGTATGAGGAAAAAGGTGCATTCATGGAAGTTGTTTCTGCATATATAGCAGAGGACGGGTATGTATCAAAGGGCTCTGATCAGGCTAAATACAGGTTGTTTGGTGCCTTTACGGAGTCTGAAAGAAATGCCCTTGATCTTGTTTTCGATGATGCCGTAAAGCTTGCCAAAGGTATTATAGAAAAGCAAAAAAAGATGCGTGAAAAACGGCGTGAAAGTGGCAAAAAAGGTGGCCGTCCTAAAGCAAACCAAACGGATAACCAAACGGATAACCAAACGGATAACCAAACGGATAACCAAACGGATAACCAAACGGATAACCAAACGGATAACCAAACGGATAGCAAAAAAAAACCTAATGGTTATGATTCGCTTAAGCAAAACAAAACCTATCCAGAACCAGAACCAGAGCCAGAGAAAGAAAGAGATAATCCAGAACAAGATATTAAAAAAACTGCACCAGATTCTGGTACCGAATGTGTTGGTTCTAGTACTACATGTGGGGCTGATTTTTGCGCTGAATTTTCAGAAGAAAAAAATAGACCTGACTTCAACGAGAATGATTTGTGCGCTGCCTGCGGATGCTGGATTCGTGAAGATGATTCGGTCTGTCCTAATTGCGGGGTTGAATGTTTGCGCAATGTGGCGCAATGTTAATCAACGGTTCAGTTTGTCCGTCATGCAGCACAGTTGTAGAAGACTATCAGTAAGCAAGCTTTAAATAGCAATAGAATTAGTTTTTTGCTATCAAAAACAGCGTTTAAAGTTTTTTTGGTATGGATATACCAGTAAAGATAAAACATGTTGTTAAATATAATGTTTTTCAATTTAAAAAACGATAAAACTATTTAAGGAGATAAAATGAATTTTGAAGCAATATCACCAGGCGATAAAGTATTAATTACAAGGACAGGATGGCATACATTAACTTTTGTTGATGAGGTCGAAAGGCTGACTAAAACACAGATCATCACGAAGAAAAACGGCAAATTCAATCGAAGATTGGGTTACGGCATAGGCAAGCGGCCAGCGCGCATCATAAAGATCGCCACGGCCGAGGACATCTATCGTCTCAGCAGGGCAGGTAGGATATCTAAGCTCAACGGTGAGCTTGTCAATCTTGTAAATGTTAGCCATGAAACATTGCATCAAAATTTAGACAGGATTATATCAATTGCTATGGAGATTAAGCAGCTAAAAGGATAAAAAAATGAAAATCTTTGAAATAGGTGATTTCTACGACGAAAAGACCGGCATTAGGAGGACTTATGAATAAACTGACACCTGGTGAATTAAGGGGAGTTCCTTTCCCAAAATGCCATAAAAAATGTAAATCAACAGAATTTTTCGGAGTTTGTGAATGTGAAGTTTTTTGTCCCGAAAAGTTTACTAAATTTGACGAGCATCCTAATCATGAAAATACAACGGAAACCTTAGAGCAAAAATCATGTCCTGGATGTGAAAACTCACAGAATCGTAATTTAATAGAATGTGATGTTTGCGGAAAACGGCTCCGCTGATTTCCATATTATACGCTGGATAGGCCGACGGGCCGAACGCCGGACTTCCTGCCCGGCTTCCAGCTGTTTTTAAGTAACGATTGTGTTTGACATTGTAAAACATTTATGAGAAAATAAAAACATGAAAAAACCATTTGGGATTAGATTACCAGAAAGGCAAATGTTAATTCTTAAAGAGATAGCCGAGCGTGAAGGAAGAAGCGTGTCGGACTGCATTAGGAGAATGATTGATGAGGACTTCAAAAGAAGGAAAATTAACACAGGGAAGACTGAAAGAACTGCTTGATTACAACCCTGCAACTGGTGTGTTCACTTGGATAAAAACCAATTCGAATCGTGTCGCTGTAGATTCGGTTGCTGGTTATATAAATAGCCATGGGTATCGTGTTATTATGGTTCATGGTAAGAATTATCAATCTGCTCGGCTTGTTTGGTTGTGGATGGAAGGATATTTTCCAGAGCATGATATTGACCACATCAACCGTGATCGTTCAGATAACAGATGGTGTAATTTAAGGCATGTCTCCAGGCAGTGTAATTCTCGTAATTGCGGAGTCCGAACAGACAACACTTCTGGGGTAACTGGTGTTAGTTATTATACAAATCGTAGAAAATGGACTGCCTCTGTTCATGTTTTAGGAAAACATATAGGCCTTGGATATTTTAATAAAAAAAAAGAAGCAGTGATTGCAAGATGGGAGGCAGAGAAGAAATATAATTTCCCTGAATGTGATAGTTCATCGTCTGCATTTTTGTTTTTGAAAGAACGGGGGTTGATATAATGTTTGGTGGCAATTTATTCGACCCCCCAAGACAGATTGAGAAGCTTGTCTTACGGCCCATCCAGGAAGAAATGCTAAACGAGGTCAGAGCTGCGTTCAGACATTCAAGGCGGCTGATACTCCAGGCAGCGACCGCAGCAGGTAAAACAGCTCTTGCAGCAAAGATTATTCAAAATGCTGTCGAAAAAGGCAAAAGATGCTTATTCATAGCAGACCGCATAGTACTGGTGAATCAAACGTCTAAATCATTCGATCGGTGGGGTATCAGTCACGGGATCGTCCAGGCAGACAACCCCAAATACTTTCCGAATCGTGCCGTTCAGATTGCAAGTGCTGCTACTCTTGTTCGTAGGCATGTGGGACAATACGATGTCATAATTCAGGATGAGGCCCATGTCATACACAAAGGGTCATTAAAGGCGTTTGATGCCAATCCTGACGCTTTTATTTTAGGACTAACTGCCAGCCCATATTCAAAGGCTTTAGGTAAGATATACGAGACACATATTCAGCCGTTTACCGTTCGTCATCTTATTGATAAGGGCTTGCTTTGCGACTATGATGCCTATGGTCCTTCGCAAATAGATTTATCCAAAGTTAAAACCAAGTGTGGTGAGTATGATCAAAATGGTCTTGGAAAAGCAGCCGATAAACCGAAACTGGTTGCAGATATTGTCCAAACTTGGAGAGAGAAGGCGAACAATAAAAAGACCATTGTTTTTTCCGTCAATGTTCCACATAGCAGGTCGCTTGAGAAAGAGTTTCAGCGTAACGGTATAAGTGCTTGTGAAATAAACGCTTATCTCCCCAAGGAAGGGGAAGGTAGTGTAAGGAAGTTAATCGAAGATTTCAGAAACGATAAATTCAAGGTTTTGATTTCTGTTGCCATTGCTACTACTGGATTTGATGTCCCTGATGTTGAATGCGTAATATTGGCAACGGCCACAAAATCGATGATAAAGCTTACTCAGGCGATCGGCCGTTCGTTAAGATTGTTCCCTGGGAAAGAACGGGCAATTGTTTTGGATCACGGCTCTAATCTCTCTCGTTTGGGGTTCCCGGATGAGTATGTCATTGACGAGTTAGACGACGGAAAAAAGGGCGAATCGAAAAACAAAAAGAAAGAAAAAAAAGAAAAACTTCCGAAAGTCTGCCCGTCCTGCGACTATCTCAAACCCGCAGGCGTCCACGTATGCCCGGCCTGCGGATTCGTTGCAAAACACATCGAACCTATCGAAACCGAAGAAGGCGAACTTAAAAAGCTCACAAGGAAAGAAGCAAAAAACTATTCAACGCAGGAAAAGCAATCGTTTTTAGCGCAACTCAATCAATACGCAGAAAACAAAGGCTACAAAAAAGGCCGGGCAGGTTGTTTCGGCTGGGCGCTGATGAAATACAGCGAAAAGTTCGGCTGTCAGCCGTCATCCAGGATGGACTGGAAAGCGAAAGAAAAGACAGGCGTTGAGGTGTTGAAATACATCCAGCACCAAAATGTCAAATATGCAAAAGCGAAAGACAAACTCGGGAAGCAAAAGGCCGTTTCATGCCCGGCTTGTGGTTGCGCACAGACGACAAAACTTGTTACCGGGACGATTGAGTGCAAGGCTTGTGGGAAAGTTGTAGAAAGTGCTTGAATTTGAATAGATAATTTTGTATATTTTCAAGTGTGGGATAGGGTAGCTCCCGAACACCGGAACCCTGACCGGTCTTCCCACTCTCACCCAAAATCAGGGAAGTTTACAGGGAGGCTTTATGAAATGTTCAATTCCAAATCAAAATTGCGTTAAATATCTTTGTGCGTCATATCTTTATTACGAAAAAGACTTTTCGGTTATGTCGGATCATGACTTTGATATCCTGTGTCTGGATCTTTACAGCGAATTCGACAAGGTAACGCATTGGGCCAAAGAATTGATTGACCCTGAATCATTGCAGGCCGGGTCCGGGTTTGATTTATTCGCAAAAATGCCAGGTGCGCTTGTGGCTATTGCTAATCAATGGAAATCAGATATTGAGAGTGGCCTGGTTGAACATGGGCCGTATCCAAAACGGAAGGAAGGAGATAAATAAATGGAAAAATCAGAGATAGATATCATACGGGAAGAATCAAAAGCGTTGGGTGTTCTGCAAAAAATAAATTATGATCAGGCACACAACGAGCTTTTAAAATATGCAATGCTTTATCAGGTTCGCGAAAGCAAAGAATACAAAGCATGCGGTTTGACTTGGGAGCAATTTTGCAATGAAATTGGTGAATCGAAAAGAACAGTGAACGATAAACTAAAAGACATTGCTCCTTTAGTTGATAATTTCCAGGCAAGCCTTGCCCATTTCTCAAATGTGCCTTTTAATAAAATCAGATACTTAGGTAAAAAGATAGGGGAAGACCGGGCAGAACTTGCCCAAAGTGAAACAAGTTCAATAGTTATTAATCAAAAAGAAATTCCCATATCATCTGAAAACAAAGAGGTAATAGAATCGGAAATAGATTCTATGATAAACAAGCACAAAGAAGAAAAAAAGATGCTTGCTAAACTCAGGACGCAACCAAGTATCGAGAACCTTATCCCGGATCTAAAAACACTACTCGACAATGGCAAAATCACAAAAGCAGTTGCGCTTAATTATTCACAGTTGCCGGAAGAAGGTCAAAAAATTCAGTTGCTCGTTGAAAACGCCAGAATAAGAACAATGGATAGAGTATCGCAGTTAGAGGAAGAGTTAAAGAATGCTGAGGATGGTGTTCTTGATATGGTTGGTGCTGCATCGGATAGAATCAAAGCCCAAAAAGAAGCAGAGCTACAGCAAAAAGAAGACGAACTCCAGCAGGCAAAAAAAGACGTGCTGACAGCCAAAGAAGACGTTGAAGAAAGCCTGCGGGAATCTATCCGGGCCGAACTCCAAAAAGAAGTTGATAAGGCCAAAGCGGCTCAAGAAAAAGCAGAGAGAGAGAGAAAGCAGGCCCTTGAATCAATGTCAGCGGCGCACAAAGAAACGGCCAGGCTGGAAAAAGAAAACGAAAACCTGAAAAATCAGACGGAAGTTTCAAGCCCTGAAATGGTCGATAATAAGTGGGCGTCTATGTTGGAAAAGCAAGGCAAGGATTTGATGGATTACATAACACTAATGACAAACGACATGGACAGATCCGGGGGATTTCCGACATCGTCAGTCGAGGTGTTGAACGATATCATGCACAAATTAAGCGAAGAGCTGGACAGAATCGAAAACAACGCGATAATTGAGATATGAGGAGTTTTTGAATGTTTGACTTAAATACAGCTATTGAGAACGAAAAGAAACTTGAGCGTAAGTACCAGGGCGTTATCGGATATGTTGAAGCAAAAGATTTTCTTGCAAAAACTGGGTATACAGCAGGTAAAATACGCGGCGCATTGACGAGGTATTGTAAAGCACATGGCGTAGAAAGGCCGGTAACGTTTATCGATATGGAGTCTTTTGTCGTTGATTTTGTTGACTGGTGGCTCGATGAAAACGTAGAGATCCACGAATATGGCGAAAGGAAACTATATGATGCGGTTTCCAATTATCTTGCTTTTGTTACAGTCTGGAAAGCAAAAAGCAAGTCACTGAGCATTTACACACCAGAGCTTATGAAGCAAGTGGGCATGATGTTGATTATTAAAAACACGTTGTCACATGCTGTCAAAATCGGGTATTCATACGCCAAGCGCAATCCATCGCTAAAGCCTGAAGAATTAAAAGACGGCTTTTTGTCGGGATTTGCGGCTTTGTTACCGACGGTTGCTGCTCTTCATTCAGGCGAACTTGAACTTCATGATAATTTCGACTCCGAAGGGCTAACAAGACTAATCGGTGCGTATATGGCCGGGGATAAACATATTGATGGAATAGTAAAAAGGTTGAATCAGATAGAAGATAAAGGAGAGCTAAATGAATGATTTTAATGAAAGTGCTGTAGAAGATTTACGCGAAGATATTAAAAACGAGTTTAACAACTTCTTGAAAAACTCAGAATCCAACACAAATAAAGCAGGGGCCAGGAGAGCCAGGAAAAATACAAGCGAACTGGCAACACTGATGAAAAAATACCGGAAAATCAGCATTAAGTGAGATTACGAAAAATAAATATTGGGTTACCTACATTACACAGGTGGTCCAATACAAATAAAAGGAAATTTCAAAAAAATGAAGATTGGCGTAAGTTTCAAAGTAGATGTCACAAAACTTGATAAGAGCAGGTTTTTTAAAGGACAAAAAGGCATATATGCCGACATGACAGCATTCATCGATACTGAGAACGTATCAGAATACGGCGATAACGGAACGATTAGCCAGGCGCAGAGCCAAGAGGAGAGGCAGGCCGGGGCAAAGCTTCCTATCATCGGGAATGCAAAGATTTTCTGGACCGGCGAAAGCGAACCAACTGTAAATAATCAGGCCAAAGAATCGGAAGGTGGATCAGATGACGATATCCCGTTCTGACATCAACATAGTATCGCTGGATCTGGCGACAAAAACAGGCTGGGCATGCGTGATTGATGGGAAAGTAAGTTCAGGAGTTCAAGTTTTCGATTTGAAACGAGGGGAGTCTCCAGGCATGCGGTTTTTGCGACTCAGGGCATGGCTGAACGAAATGATGGGATTGTCGGGGAATGTAGACGTAGTTGTTTTTGAGCAAGCCCACCATCGCGGCGGCGCGGCTACGCAACTATGCGTAGGTATGGCTACGGAAGTTTTGGCCTGGTCTGCTAAAATAGGCGCTGAGACAATGCCAGTTCATACCGGTACGCTGAAAAAGTTCGCAACTGGCAAAGGGAACGCCGGTAAGCCCGAAATGATCGAAGCTGCTAAGAAGATGGGCCATGCCCCGACAGACGACAATGAGGCAGATGCTTGTTGTTTGTTGGAATATGCTATGAGGGTATTGTGAAAAGGAGCTATGATGCAAGAATTAAGTGATAAGATTGGAGAACATCATTTTGCGCGTATCGGCGTGACTTGCATGGATTGCGGAAAAGACTTTCAAATGAATATTGAAAGAACAAGCGCTACATGTATCGAAATCAAAAACGGAGCAATCGGGAATCGTTACGGGAAATATTTGTTCAAATGTTCTGAGTGTTTCAGGAAGAGTCAGGATTTCTGCCAGGATTGCGAAGTTTACAGTCGCGTTGTCGGATACCTGCGACCGGTGTCAAACTGGAATCCTGGAAAAAAAGAAGAATTTCAAATCAGGAAGAATTATGAAATGCCCAATTTGTGATTGCCAGATGGTGATTGACGAATGGAATGGTTGGGTGTGGGAGTGTCTCCATTGTGATTATGTTGGCCGGACTGCTACGAACGAAGAGACCGAAAAGCAGCGTGCTGAGGTTGAAGCGTATTGGAAACAACAACGCATAAACAAGGAGTGATTTGTTATGATGAATCTTTCAAATAACTGAAGGACAAGTGAAATGGTAGGAACATATTTTACAGGATTGAAAGCCGAACAATTTGAAAAGTGGCTCAAACAAGTTGTTGGGCGTGATGATTGCTTCAAGTACTTGCTTATACCTGAGTTCGAAGAAGAGAGGTTAATTTTCTATGGATACTTTGAAAAAGGACTGTCTCCCTGGCAAGCGCTACAAAGGGAGTATTACGAATACGGACAATAAAGGACATTAACATGGGCAAGCCAGTTATGTCCACAATTATCAACGCACTCACAGCGGCCCGGCAAGCATTACAGCATAAGGATGATGTTTTTAAGAAATGAAAAAAATATATCCAAGCAAAGCAGCGAAGCGTAAAGCTGAGTACGAGCGCAGAAAAATAAAGAGGGCCAACAAACGTAGAGAGTTCGCTCCTAATTATTATGAGACAATCGAAGAAATGGCTAATCGTCTTTGTATTCGTTTAGATTAAGGAGATTAAAAATCAAATACATTTGTGAAAAATGCGGGAAAGATTTTGAGTGCATACTCGAAGTAGAAGACGATTGCGAATACCCATACTCATGCCCGTATGCTGTTGAAGTCAATGATACGGACGCAGAATGGATGGAATTCAAGGAGTAAAATATGAAAAATAAAGACAGTTTAGTTATTTGTGATTATTGTGCAAACAACGATGAAACATGCGCAGCTTGCAATGGCTGTATTTCCGGCAGCAACTTTGTTCGGAACGTTATTAGTTGCACGGATGATTGTACGGAGTACATTTGTGATCAATTAGCACCAGAGGACGATGCCGTGGATAGCCACAATCGAGATTGGAAACCGGAAGAAAATACAGAAAAAAAAGAACGCGGAAAGATTTTGAGGAAAGCCTTGGACATCATCAACGGCGAACGGCAGGATCAATACGGCAAGCCTGAGGATTCTTTTGCCCTAATCGGGAAATACTGGACTGAATTTTTAAAGGCAAATGGCGTGATTGCGTGTGATAAAGTGAATATCAGTAATAAGGAAGTGGCCGAAATGATGATGCTGTTCAAGATTGCGAGGATGTCAGGGCAGAAGCCGAGTCTGGATAATTATCTTGATCTTGTCGGGTATGCGGGGATCGCTGCGGATATGGTGGAGGAGGGTCGATGAATTTCACGGAATATCAAACGGCGGCATTGGAGACGGCAGTTTATCCCGGGCGTGGAAAAAGTTTGTATTATCCGGCGCTGGGTCTCAACGGCGAGGCAGGCGAAGTTGCTGAAAAAATAAAAAAGCTTGAGAGAGACAACGGTGGAATTCTTACGGATGAACGAGCCGAAGACATAGCAAAGGAGTTGGGAGATTGTCTCTGGTATATTTCGGAGCTGGCAACGCAGATCGGGGCAAGCCTGGAGGCAATCGCGCAGATGAATATTGAAAAGCTGGCAAGCAGGAGTGTGCGTGGTGTTATTCATGGAGATGGGGATAATAGGTAGTAAAATATGGTTATAAGCGAGATATAGTAGAATTATAACCATTAAATAAGCAGCCGGGGATAGGCTTACGGATTTCTGCAAGACTTTTACCGGTCTGCTTGATTTTGTTGTTGGACTTTTAAAAAGGACGAAATCAGATGGAGATCAAAGATTTTATTGATTCTGGATTCTCAAAGCATTCTGCTGGATTTGAATCAGAATGGGCACAATGTTTATTACAAAAAAGGATTTTAGACGGATCTGGAAATACAAAGTATTTCGTAAACGTATATCCGTCTACTGTATTTGGGCAGCTAACATTTACAGCCAGGGGGCGTTTCTACCGAAACGCAGATTCTTTTGAAATAGAGCTTTTTCCAGAAGATCACCATACTCCAGAGTATATTATGAAAACAATGGAGTCTTTTTGGAAAGATAATTGTATGGGTATTGATCCACACAATTGAAGCCAACGCCGGGGTGGACATTCCTTGGTTGGATAATCGCTTTGGTTTGGGCTTGTGCTGAACAATCTAAAGCTTGACATATTCTTATATTGTGATATTCATGAAAGCATGACAAAAAAAAACCAGAAACCGCTGTATGTGATGACGCCTTCGGACTTGTATGAAGAGGTCCGAAGGCGTTCGTTTGATACTCGAACAAGCAAGGCTGAGATTGTCAGAGAAGCTTTGCGGGAATATCTGGAGCGGGAGAAAAGCAAATAATGCCAGCAACTCCATCCAGACCCTGCCGCAGGTGCAAGCGCGTCCTGACAACAGAGACATATTGTCCTGATTGCAAAGCGATTGTAACAAAAAAGCGCCAGAAGCAGGATACAAGATTGCCTGCCAGCAAGCGGGGATATGATTGGCAATGGAGCAAGGTAAGAAAAATGAAACTGTCAATTAATCCGTTGTGCGAGATGTGTCTAAAAGAGGGGCGAGCGACAGCGGCTGATACAGTTCATCATATTGTCGAAGTTGAACAAGATCCGTCACTCAGGCTTGATCTTAAAAATTTGATGAGTCTGTGCCGGGATTGTCATGAGAAGATCCATGGGCGGGTTAAGACGGGTCATGGGGTGGACGGTATGCCGGTTGGTGGAAGAGATGGTTGGTGTTCAAACAAACAATAATTGGTGAAAGGAGTATGGATATGGCTGGATTAGACAAATTGTTAAGAGTAAATGCGTTGAAAGATAACGGCTGGATTGAGTCGGAAGACGGCCGGCTGACTCCACCTGATCGGTTGTGGCGTGATAAGCCAAAGAATTTTCACGTCTATGATGCTATTGAGTTGCATGGATACTTGGTAGATCCGGCAAATATGACCGATGAGCTCAAGGATTATTGTGGGGTTGATGGGGATAAATGAAAACACCAATTCAGATAATCCGGGAGCGTAAATACGCACTTGAACGGGAACTTGAAAGCAAACTGACTGATGTTGATGGCATAGTGAATGTTTTTGTCAAAGAAACAGGTGTTCCCGTATCTGGCATTAATATAAAGTTCCTTGAAGCCACAACCATTGGTGGACCCTCTGAATGTCATGTGAGCGGGGTGGATGTAGAAT